TTTTTTGAAGAAAATGGTTGGGTAAAAATTGAAAAATTTTTAAAAGAAGATATGACAAATTTGTTATATCATCATATTCAACTTGAGTCAGCTAGACTTGCATATATGGAAGACGAAGGTTTACCAACAACTGAAGGCCAACATGGTACTTTTAACGACACTCAAGCACCTGGTGATTTTAGTAAATACGGTGACCCTATATTTGATACACTATTAAGTTTATCACTAGAAAAAATGTGTGAGTTAACTGGTAAAGAATTAATACCAACTTATTCATATCATAGATTATACACACAAGGTACAGAATTAAAAAGACATAAAGATAGAGCTAGTTGTGAAATATCTACAACGCTTTGTATTGGTTATGACAACTCAAATGTTGACGCAAGTAAATATCCTGATTGGGATTGGCCAATGTTTGTAGGACCTAAAGATGGTGCAGAGGGCACAAATGGTATGCCTATTCACATGAAACCTGGCGATATGTTAATTTACAGAGGTGATATTGTTGAACATTGGAGAGAACCACTATGGGGTAATAATCATGCTCAACTTTTCATGCACTACAATGAAAAAGAAGGACAATATAATATAATGTTTGATGGTAGACCTTTTTTAGGTATGGAAGATACTTATATTGATTATGAAAACAAAAAAAGTAATCCTGTACCAGAAGAAGAAAGTAATGTTACAGAGATTAATTTAGACTCTGATAAAAAGTATATTATAGATTAGTATTTTGAAAGGTATATAATGTCAATAAAAATAACAAATGCAGACGGCGTAGAAATTGAACAGAATTGGATTGTAAAAAAGTTCGATAAAAATCCTACATACCCTTTTATAGTCGTAGATAATTGGTATAATCCTGACGAAGAAAAAGCAGTTTGGGCTGAATTAGAGCTCTTTAAAAATATGCCGGATATTCAGAGAGCTGAAGATACAATTGTTGCTAGAGAAAAAGATGGCACGGCAAAAGGACACTCTTACAGATGGTATACTAATAATTTTTACCATGATGATAATTATGATAGAATGCCTATTGAAAGAATGTTATATAAAGTAAGAGACCAAAAATTTCGTGACTTAATTGAGTTTTGTGCTCCGTATTATAGAAGTTTTACAGTTTCAAATAAAAATACAAACCTAATTTCTTATTATGAAAGTAATGATTACTATGACGCACATTTTGATTCTTTTGCTTGGACACATTTAGTTTGGTTTTATAAAGAACCTAAAGCATTTGAGGGTGGTGATTTTGTTTTAGATGAACCAGGTGTCGAAGTAAAATGTAAACACAATAGAGCTATCTTATTTCCTTGCCCATATTTACATAGAGTTACACCAATTAAAATGAAAGATGAAACTTTACCTTTTGGTCATGGCAGATGGACAATAACTCACTTTTATTATACAGAACCAAGTGGTGACATAAAAGGTAACCTATAGTGAGTGAAGCAAAGATAATTCAATTATTTCCTATTTCTGTATATACAGGCGATATAGAAATAAATGAAGATGATAAAAAAAATATATTAGAAGAAAACTACGAGAGAATGTTCTCTGGTAATGGTGATTATACAAAAAACAAATATCTATTGCACGACACAAAATACAAAAATCTAAAAGAAAAAATTAATAATCATTTAGATGTATATACTAAAAAATATTTAAATGTAAAAAAGCATATTAAATTTTATATGCAAAACAGCTGGGCTGTAAGGCACCAAAGTGATGATTGGGGTCAATCTCATATTCACGCAAATAGTTTATTGAGTGGTGTCTATTACATACAAACAAAAAAAAATTCTGGAGATATTTGCTTTCATAAACCAATGGGTTATACAAATATATTTCATTCAAGCACAAATGTGCCGTTTGAAAAATTTGATAATCATAATTGTGATGTTTACAATATAACACCTGAAGACGGTAAAATACTATTATTTCCATCTCATTTGTATCATTCTATAAACAATAATATTTCAGACATAACAAGATATTCTGTATCTTTTAATTTTCATGTTGACGCAGAGTTATTTTCAGAAGCTAGCAAAATAGATTACTTAAAACTGAAGGAGTTTAAATATGAGTGATGTTGATTTTAACGATTTAAAACCATTAAAGATTACTAAATCAAAAGGTAGATTTAAAACATTTACAAATGGTAGTATTATTGAGGGTGATAATGTACCTCAACCATATCTAGGTAGACCAATAACCATAAATATTGATACGATATTATCAGCTTATCCAGCTGAAGATGATATTGGTACATCAATTCATAGTTATCATGGTTCTACTTGGAAAGTTTTAGAGGACCACGAAACAGTTTCAAAAAGATTGAATGAAAACGGATAAATAGTTTATAAATATAGGAATAATATGAGTGAAGAACCAAAAAATGTTATATCAATAGACGGAAAAGATTACGATATTGACACCTTGCCATTAGAGTTAAGAAATACAATAGCGGCTAGACAAGAAATACAACAATCTAAAGTCAGACATGAAATTGAATTGGAAAAAATAGATGTGTTAACAGCACACTATAACAATAAAATACAAGAAGGTGTAAAACAATTCAATGGCAGCGGTAGCAAATCTTAGAATAGACCAAGGCGCTAGTTTCAGTTCAGATGTAACTGTGACTAATTCTGACGGCAACGCAGTAGACCTAGCGGGTTATACTGCTGAAGCTAGACTTGCAAAGAGTTATGGCGCAAGTTCAAATGTATCATTTACAGTATCAATAGCTGCCGATACAGCAACTGGCGTAATAACATTATCATTAAACGATACACAAACAGGAGCTTTAGACGCTCCATCAAGATATGTGTATGATGTTTATATAACACAAACCTCATCAAGTACAGTTACTAGAGTAATTGAAGGCGTAATTACCGTCAATCCTAAAGTATAATTGTTTTTTCCGTAGAGTCTTTTCGTTATAAATATTACAAAGAGAGAGGAACCTAATGGTTAAGGCTAGAATTAATCAGACTGGTGGTGTAAGAGCGAATATTCAATCTTCAACATCTTCTGGTCCACAACAAGTATCTGTACAAGTACCGAGTACAAATGTTAGTGTTGAGAATGTCAATAGATTGAGAAATCTTACAGATGTTGATTCGAGTAGCCTAAGTGACGGTGCATTACTTCAATATGACGCTTCCTCTGATAAATTTAAAACAAAAAACGAGTTAGATACTACTACAGGAACATTAGTGTTTAACGGTGGCAATTTTTAGGAGCAAATAGATGTCAACAGTAATTCAGATAAAACGAAGTTCGAATACTTCCGCTCCTTCAACGCTTAAACTAGGAGAGTTAGCCTATACTTTTGGTACAGGTACTCAAGCAAACCTAGGAGATAGATTATTTGTTGGTGAAGGTGGCGTAGATGGAAACGGTGACGCAAATAATGTTACAGTTATTGGCGGTCAATACTTCGCAGATAAATTAGACCATGTAGATGGTACACTTACAGCAAGTTCAGCTTTAACAGCAGACTCAAATTCAGCAATAGATACATTAAATATAGGTAACTCGGCAACAGTTGGTGGTACACTTAAATTTAACGAAGGAACAAATAACGGTTCACATTTCGTATCTTTAAAATCACCAAATTCAGTTGCAGCTAACCTAGCATTAACATTACCAGGTGCAGATGGCTCAAGTGGCCATGTATTAACAACAGACGGTTCAGGTGGGTTATCGTTTGCCGCTCCAGCAACGACACTTACTTTAGTTGATGAAAGTTCCACATCAACATCAATCAATCTATTAACTGAAACTTTAAAAATTACAGGTGGTACAGGTTTAGCAACTTCACTATCAGGTGATACACTAACAATTGACTTTGACGCCAATGCCGTATTTAACGGCCTTGATATGAATGGCACAGAGTTAAAATTAGACGCAGACGCTGATACATCTATTACAGCTGATACAGATGATACAATTAACATTAAAATTGCTGGTAATGATAGAATTAATTTAGCAACTGGTTTAATTGAAATTAAAAATGATGGTACTGCTTCAGCAATTAGATTATATTGTGAAAGTTCTAACGCACATTACACAGCTTTACAATCAGCAGCTCACTCGGCATATTCAGGTAATGTTACAGTTACTTTGCCAGCGGCTACTGATACATTAGTTGGTAAGGCAACAACTGATACTCTTACAAACAAATCAATTGATTTAGCGACTAACACAATAACAGGTAGTTTGGCAGAATTTAATACTGCTTTACAATCTGAAAGTTTTGCAGGATTAGCTGCTACACAAACATTAACAAATAAGACTTTAACAAGTCCAGCTATTAATACTCCTACAATCGAAGGCGGTACAGTTGGTAACTCAACACCAGTTACAATTGCAAAAATTGATAATATTACGATTGACGCAAATACAGTTTCAACAACTAACTCAAATGGTAACCTTGTTTTAGACCCTAACGGTTCTGGTACAGTAGATGTAAACTCTAGTAGAATTACAAGTGTAACTGACCCCTCAAGCGCTCAAGACGCAGCTACAAAAGCATATGTGGATAGTGTTGCAAACGGACTTGATGTAAAAGAATCATGTGCTGTTGCAACGGCAGCTGCATTATCAGCCGTAACTTATAATAACGGTAACGGTACTTTAACTGCTGACGCTAACGGTGCATTGACAGTTGATGGTGTTACAGTATCAGTTAATGATAGAATACTTGTTAAAGACCAGGCAAGTGCAGTACAAAACGGTATCTATAAAGTAACAGCAACAGGTTCTGGTTCTGCTGTGTTCGTATTAACAAGAAGTCCAGACGCAGACACAGCTGCTGAATTAACAGGCGGTACTTTCTTCTTCGTAGAAGCAGGTACAGCAAACGCAGATAACGGTTATGTTGCAACTCACAACGGTACACCAACATTTGGTTCAGACAGTATTACATTTGCTCAGTTCTCAGGTGCAGGTCAAATTAGTGCTGGTGACGCATTAACAAAAACTGGTAACCAAATTGATGTTGCAGTAGATGACAGTTCAATCGAAGTAAGTTCAGACGCATTAAGAGTTAAGGCTTTAGGTATTACAAATGCCATGTTAGCAGGTTCTATTGCAACCGCTAAATTAGCAGGTTCAATTACAAATGCTAAATTATCAAACTCTACAATTTCTGTAGCTGCTGATAGTGGAACAACTAACGCAGTAGATTTAGGTGACACATTAACTGTATCTGGTGGAGAAGGAATTGATTCATCTGTTTCTGGAGATACATTAACAATCGCTGCTGAATTGGCAACAACTTCAAATAAAGGTGTGGCTTCATTTGCTTCAGCTAACTTCACAGTAAGTTCAGGTGCAGTAACGGTTACAGGTATTGACGGCGGTACATTTTAATTAACATAATTGATTTAGGAGATTATTAGTGTCAACGGTTATAAAACTCAAAAGAGGAACATCTACACCTACTACAAGTGATATTGTATCTGGTGAAGTTGCAATCGACACTAGCGCTCAGAAACTTTATGTAAACGATAGTGGTACTATCAAAGTAATTGGTGACGGTACAGGTGGTGGCGGTAGTGCTATCACAATACAAGACGAAGGTTCATCATTATCAACAGCAGCTTCTACAATTAATTTCGTAGGTTCAGGTGTTGTTGCTTCAGGTACAGGTGCTACAAAAACTATTACTATTTCTGGTGGAAGTGGTGGCGGTGGTGTAAATGTACAAGGTGAAGTTAGAGCTTACACAGGTGATGGTAGTACAGCAGGTTATACGGTAACAAGTGGTGCAAATGCAACCAATGTTATGGTATTTTTAAATGGTGTTTTTCAAAGACCAACTACCGACTATTCAGTTTCAGGAACGACTTTAACCTTTGGTGCGGCTCCGATTTCTGGAGATATAATCACTATTAAGGAAATTATTGAAAGCACAGCGGTAGATTTAACATCTATCTCTACAGATTTAACACCTGATACACACAACGCATATGATGTTGGTCAATTAGGTAGTGCATTTAGAGATTTTACTTTTGTTAGAAAAATACAAAAGAATGTACAGATTTTTACAAGAGCTATTGGTCTTGGTACCGTAGCAACAAGTTTAGGATTTAATATAAATACAAGTGTAGCTAATATGACGGAAGTTTATACAGCTGCTGGTGGATTAGATAGTCCTGTTTTAGGTGGCGGTTCAGCTGCTTTTGACGACAGTAATCCAGCGTTCTTGTTTTAGGAGATATAAATGGCAGATAAAACACCAATAAGACTAGTCTTTACAAGTGGAACACCTACTGGTATTGCAGAATACCAATCAGGTGAAACAATTGGTGTTGCTTCAGGTGGAACAGGTGTAGCTACACTTGCTTCAAATTCAATACTAACAGGAAATGGCACAAGTGCTATCAATGCAACCGCTTTACAAATAGTTGGTACTTCATTATCAACTTCCGATTCAACATCTATACAAATTAATGAAGCGTTAGATGTTTCGGGTGCATTAACAGTAGGTGGTAGTGCAACTATCACAGGAAACTTATCTGTTTTAGGAACAACAACAACTGTAAATTCTTCAACAATTGAGGTACAAAACTCGTTGAAATTTGAAGGTTCGGCAGCTGATGACCACGAAACAAACTTAACGACAGTAAATCCTACAGCAGATAGAACAATATCATTACCAAACGCAACAGGAACAATTGTATTAAAAGATACAACAGATACATTAACAAATAAAACAATAGCGG